AGACGATTTTCTGCTTCTTGAGCAGTGTAACGATGTAAATTTGATGTTGCCATTTCTTCTCCTATCTCTCTAAGGTGTTGGCAGACCGTGAACGAGTCCAGCTAAAAAGCGTTACTTTTTCTTTTTAGCGAACATTTTCTTTTTTGGTGCTGCTTTTGGTTCTTGTTTAACGATTTTTACGCCTGGGAACTTGTTTTTTAAGATCTCATAACCAGCATTAACCTTTTCCTGGGCCACTTCTATTGACTCAGTGTGCATATAATGGTTATCTTTTTTTAATACTATCATAATAATCTCTCCTACTAATACAATGGGCGATGACACTTCACCGCCCATTGCTTTACACACTAAGGTTTAAGTATTACAGAACTCAATTCCTTTTACATGATTGCTAGTTGTAATAACTGCACCATAGATTATGTCGGCAACAACTTTTGTGCCTAAATAATCCACAGAATATTCGCTTTGTACACGAATGTCCTGTTGTACTGCTACAGCTATCGCTGACTTGTGAACCAAGTATCCGACTTCAATCCCATCTGAGGAAGTCGTTGGTATCAATGAACTAGTAAAGACTGGAATTCCAAAAAGCATTCCAACTTGCCCAGTATTCATGGCAGCATTATCTGCTCCAAAACCAACACCAGCACTTGAACCAGATGCGACAAATGCCTTGGCGTTCAACAGATCAGCATAGATCAGTGGATTCACAAAGAATGCACATTCATCTGCTGGAATATCGTTTGATATCAATGTTCCAAGAGCAGTTTCAACATCAGCATTACTCATACTGTTATTAGCAGCAAGGTCTTGATTTGTACCGAGTGTTTGAAGCAAAGCTTCTATCTTGGTATCAACAGCCTTTGCAAGTCCATATGCCATAGATTGTGCATACTTATCGAACAGTTGCTCATTGGATTGGATCATGGCCAAATCTTCAAAGAGCTTCGCTCCATAAATATGTTGATCAATCGCAAGATCGATGTCGGTTTCAGTTGCTACAGTATACGCAACACCAGTGTTCACTGCTTTAGTAGCAGTAGAAACTTCTTGTACGGTGGGTATGTGTAATACATCTCCAGCTCCCTTAACCATACTTGAGTAATCGTCAAAGAATGGTTTGAAAACTAGGTTTTTTTCAAAGTAGCGATAAACTCCATCAGCCCATAGCTCTGGAATAAAGACATCCAGCTGTGTTCCTCTGGTGGTATCACCACTAAAAGCGGTATAAGCCATTTTTTATTGTTCTCCTTTTAAGAAGGTGTCCGCCTATACGATGCCAGTATCTTATCCCAATGTTTCGTTCTGTCTTTCCTGTCCATCTTTGTCCAATCTTCAGGAACTTCATTTACTGGAACAGCAGGATTATTGGCGATTGCAAGGCGAGGATTATTTTGATTTAATTTGTCATGTAAGGCTCGAAGCTTTGGTAACGGCAAGTCACCAAAAGTCTCCTTATCCTCTTCACTAAAATCAGAAAGGATCTGTTCTCTTATTTGTGCTTCATTACGTTGAGCTTGTTCCACTATCGGTTCAAGTTCAGAGATTTTTAAAGCTCTCTCTTCAGCTAATTGTTGCCATTCATTTTGTTCTTCCATCTGCTTCTGACGGTCAGCATCAATTTGCTTTTGTAACTTAGTAAGTTCAGACTCACTTTGCTGTGCCCTAGCTCGATACTTTTTGCTTTCTTGCACCAATGCACCATAGTCAGGCGATTCTATGTCTTGGTCTTGGCTTTCAGGAGCCACCTCTGTAGATACTTTGGGTTCAACAGGTGATCTAGTACCTTCCGCAATCTGCGGTGCTTCCTGTATGGTTGCTTCTTCGGACATACTGTCCTCCTTTATAGGTCTATTTTGGTTGAATAAGGACTTAATGCCCTCTTTATATTTTTACTCATTTGGTTTACAAGATCCTTAACAAGCATATCCCTTGTTTGATTATGTATTGCTTTATATAAAGATCCCATTGATCCTGCCTTGCCAGTAATTGGCCTATGTTTATTAGGAGGAACAGCATCTGCATGAAATGTTAATAAATCTGCTGTGGGAATATTGTCTCCCTTATTTCTAGGATGAGTAGCACCATTTTCTACTCCATAAGACAATGTAATATCGCTAATGAATTTTTTTCTTTTTGGCTTCTTTGCTTTTATCTGCCTAAACATTAATCCAGAAGCATATAGATTAGGATTTTTGTTACCGTATTTCTTTTGCTTCTCTTTTGCATATTTTTTAGTGAGCTTTGGAAACCTTTTACCATCTGGGCTTCTCCATTTTGTTTTTATAATAAACAAATGCATTTCCTTGGCTTTCCTTGTCAATTCATTGAGAAATGAAGTCTTAAACTCCATGATTTTTTCTAAAGGAGGTATTTTAAAGTCCACGGCTATACTCCAATAAAGTTTTTGCTTTCTTATATTTCTTAGGATTATTATCTATTTCTTGCTTGGCTGTTTTACTAGATCTAGGGTCTGACCTTTCTGGAAGCCATCTATGTCTACAATTAAATCCACCACCATCTATTAATGCCCCAGGATACCGAGCTTCAACTTCTGCTTTAGTTAAACCTCGGTCACTTAACATTATTCTACATATTGGCCTAGTCTTACCGTCTAACGGACCATGATAGTACCAAGATTCTTTTTCTGGTAAATCTTCCGACATTACCATTAAAATACTTCGGTTATAAGAAGCTAAAGCAGTTCCTACAATCGTTTCTACTCTTCTTGGGGATAAGGAAATTTTTGTAGCTATTCTTTCCCTAAGTGTATTTCCTTTTAATTTTTGTGATAAGCCTTCTGCTAACCCAAGACGTACTTCCTCTCCTAGCCTAGCACTGTAAGTTATGATAGAAGACTCTTGCACTTTACGAAATGCTAATAACTGAGTTTCACTTATCTTTCCAAACTTTACCATATCATCTAACATAAAACCAGTAGCCTCAAGGTATCGATTGATAGCATTTTGCATAAATAAATCTTGAAGCCAATAATCTGCAATGTTTAATCCTGCAATAATTGCTAGTATTTCTTCGGAAGAAAGTCCTTCATTTTGAAGTTCTTCTACATCCTTTAAAAACTCTTCTTGGGATTGTTCTAATTGTGAGAGGTAATCAGCAACCGCTTGGTCGATGATCTGTTCCATATATTAACTCTCTAGTCTAGCTAATAAACGATTCTGGGGAGCTTTCTCTTCTTGAGGTTCCTGTTGCCTTGATTCAAACTCTGCTCTCTGTTCTGGCGAAGCATCGGGATTCATGTAATCGAAATAATCTTGCTTTGAAGCTAACCCTTGGTCAAATCTCCATGTCCATAGAGCTATCTCTGTATCAGGTGTTAATGCATAATTAGGCTCTAAGAAATCAACTGAATATTCTTCTGGAAGTCTTAACCCTGCTTCAACTTCAAGAATAGCTCTATCTACATTATACCTCTTTTTTTCCCAAGGCCTCCATGTGTCTTCCTTTTCCCCAGTAGCTATATCTCTCATCTCCATTTCCAAGATCGAAAGGCTACTCGCACTAGGTGCATTTCCTGCATCGTCCCTAGCAAACTTTGCTCTTATGTGATTGTTGTTTAAGGTAGACTCTACTAAAAATCGTGTAGAGTCAACAATCTCTTGTAAACTTCCACCACTATTAGTTACCCCAAAGTCTGAGCCTTCTGGAAGATATAAAACCTTATCTGTTCCAATTTCTATACGACTTGCATCATCTACGCCAGTAATATATTTTATACCAAGGGCTGAATACCTTATGGCTAATTGAAGTTCCACTTGAGCTACGTTAACTGCCAGATCAACTTGAGCAACATCCATCGCATTTGCCACCGAATGATAATCTCGTATCGGTAGGTATCTATTGCAGAAAGTGACTGGCAAAACCCCATAGGGATTAATGTCTTGGTCGTTTACAGATACTTTATGTCCATGCTCATCTACTAAATAATGTTCTCCTTGATATCCTGGTCTACTTTCAGTCCAGACTGCATGGATAGGAGTGTTAATTCTTGCATTTCCCTGGTATTCTATTGGATAACATATCCCAATAGGATTTTCTCTACTATCTCCTGCTAAAAATATGGGTGTGTAGTGACTTAATACCTCATACTCAAGTTTTCCTGTGACTTCATTCCACCTAGAACGAAAAGCCATTGTACCTAAAAGAAAAGTCAATCTTTCCAAGAGTCTACGATTTGCATTAAGACTTCCTAGATCAATTATACCATTATAAGAATCAGAGACTCTCATTCTAGGAGGTCGCTTGTAGGTCAATGACCTCATCGCACACACTCTCCTAGTAATGTTCTGATTTAATGCAGGGACTTGAGATAAAGTCTCAGGCTTAAAATATCTTCCAATGTATTTTTCAACATTAGCACCCTCATACCAATCCATAAGGTAATCTCGCTCAAGGACCCTCTTGTCCTCGATATACTTTAATGAATCTTTTAAGGCATTACTTACTGTACTTTGTGCTAAATCAGGGATAGTTACCAATCTATAACTCCAGCGGTTCTTCTTCTAATAGGAAAACGATTACAAAAAAAATATCTTGTAGCATCGTTCATATGATCCACTCGACCATCCTTCATAGGCTCTTCCTTTAGTCTTTGGTCAACTCTATGCTCTGGGTATCTGTAATTCTCATAACACTCAATTGAGCCCTTACATTTGTCACTTACATAAAAATGACTATCTCCATGTGCATCTTCTATAAAAGAGCGTACATGGGTTACACCGTTGGCAATATTTCTCGATACCTTGTCTGTTTTGAAACGGACCCGAATACCTTTTCTCCTAAATTGCTCTATATCCCCCATACCACTCTGAGCCTGTACACCACCACCAGCAGGATCCCCATAATAAGCTTCTACTGGGTAATCTTTTCTAAGGATCATGTTAGCTAGTTCATCTGTTTTTAAATTTTCCTCAAAACAAATCTCATCTATCTGGTAAATCTTAACGTCATTATCCCTTTCTTCCACTTGATACCATCCAACGGCAGGCATCCTGAAGCCGAAGTCGATTGAACAGTATGTGGGTAGATTGGGGTTGAATCTGAGTCCCTTAACCACATTTGTGTACCGTGAAAATGGGTAGACACGACCTGTGAAGGAGACGAAGGATGCTCCGTATTCCTGTTCCCATGTTTCTTTCGTGAGCGTTTTCTTGATGTCATCAATGTCCTCCTTAAAATATGGTGATTCCCATGAGGGATGTTGCCATGACTCCCAATCGGGAAATTCTTTTGATTGTCCTCTGGTGTAGCAGTCGTACATCCAATTGTGACCTTCAGGAGTGGTTGTCATCAATGCCCACCCCCTACGGTCCGAAAGTGTTGGTCTTAAATACTGCTCCCATACAATTCTTTTGACCTTGGCGGCCTCGTCAATTATCATCCAATCCAAACCTTCTCCGACCAAGGAATCCACATTGTCACAACTGCGAATCCATACCTCTGAACCTAGCCCTGCCATCTTAAAGTAATAGATCTGACCGCTAATCTCTTTCTTAGCTTCTACTGGGAGTTTGAGTTTTAGGAGAAGGTCCTCCTTTACAATCCTAGCGATCTTATCGCACAATTCGTAGTTAGGAGCTACAATCCAACCTCTTGTTTTAGGAGTAAGGATCCAAGGTTCAATTTCCCTTGCCGCTGCGAAACTTTTGCCACTTCTTCGCCCTTGAATATTTATTCTAAAACGAGCTTTTGAGTTGTGGACCGTTGTTTGGTTAGGCGTGGGCTTGTATTGGATCAGATTCCAGAACTTCTCTTTGCTCAGGATTCTTTTCTTCACCTATTTTGCTATCCTCATAACCGCACTCTTTAAGTACAGTCTCTAAATTACCTGTTAAGTCAATTGATTGACGGTCGGTCTGAGCTAAATAATTCTTACCTAAGAATATGCTCATAGCTGCATTTGTTTCAGCGAGTTTAAATTGTATCTGACGTAATTTTATCTTCATTTTTTCTCTGCCCCTCGCCATTTCTTCTTTATAGCGTTTACGGACAGTAGATTCGTCACATTTGAAAAATTTAGCTATCTCTAAGGTCGTACAACCGAACTCTGCAAGATTTTCTACTTGATCAGGGTCCATCTTAATTCTAGGTCTACCTACTTTTGTCATTATCACTCCTCTTCTTCTACTATTAGGGGATCAGATGACTCCCAAAGGATTGCACACTTCATAAGAGCTCTTCTCCAGTAGGTTTTTGCAGAGGAAGTGGAAATCTTTAATTGTTCTCCAATTAAAGGGAAAGAAATCATTTTACATCTTAATTTAAATACCTGGAGCTCTCTTTTAGAGAGAGTATCGTAAGCTCTATGTGCTGCGAACTGGAGCCATCGGTTTTCCAGTGGAATAAGACCACTATTGAAGATATTAAGCTTGAATCTGAAAGACGATGATAGGGAGATGGCATCTTCTAGCCTAACCTGATCCTTCTCTGTCAATAACGGAAATTGGTCCATATAGGTGTGTAAATCTAGGAGGGTTTTTATTAATAGTTCAGATTACATTTTGTTTCCTAAATAGTAGCATGGTTTAAGAGCCACACCCCCCACTCCCAGCAGGACGTTCCTTGTGGTCTCGGTGTCTCAAATTGATACGGACAAAATCAGTCTATAATTTTAAATAAAATACTTATAAAGCATTTGTTTTATAGAGAGTATAGAGTTTTCTAGGGTCAAATGGGGTCACAGAAAAAAGAAAATTGTTTTTCCGTTTTGTTCCTTTTGTTCATTCATACACCGTATAATTTTATTTTAAATAGCGTTTGGATACAGAATGTATACTAGGTATATTTAGTTAGATTTATTAACACATATATAATAAGGAGTAAAACAATGACTAAACAAATGATTAAACAAATTTCATTATTAAAACAATATGCTTTGCTAGTTGAAAAGGGTTTAAATAATTGGAAAGAAAATGATTTTTCAGAATCTAGGAAAATATATGCAGAATTATGTAATTACTTTGGGGAGAATAAAACACAACAAGCTTTGAAGGAAACTAGATTACATATAATAAAACAAATATATAATAAGGAGCAAAACAAATGAACAAAGTAATCGCAAAAGAAATTATAGGGAGCGATCTATCAAACACTTCCAAGATGCCAAGCAAATCGTTTAATTTAAGTGCATTAGATTGTAAAACGGGATCCAAGCTAGTTAATGTGGAAAGATCCGTTTGTTTTGGTTGCTATGCATTAAAGGGGAATTATGCAAGGTATAAACTTCCTACCAAGTTACAACCAAAGACAGAAAATATTCAAAAAGCCAATTGGAGCAAAGCAATGGCATATCTTATAAACAACCAAGGGAATAAGAAAGATAAGAACTTTTTCAGATGGCATGATTCGGGAGATTTGCAAAGCATACAACATTTAAGAAAGATAGTTGAGGTGTGTGAAATGACCCCCCATATTATGCATTGGCTACCTACTAGGGAGTACAAAATAGTAAGATCTTATAAAGTAAATTATGGAGAATTTCCTTCAAATTTAGTTATCCGTTTAAGTGCTCACATGATTGACTCAAAGCCTCCTAAAATGCTTGATTTATGCACTTCCTCAGTTCATAAAGAATCTAATGCAATTGGTACGGAATGCGAATCATACAAAAACAATAATGAATGTGGAGATTGCCGTTTATGTTGGAATCCTAAAGTAAAAAATATTTCTTATAAGTATCACTAAACAACAAACCAAAGCCCAAAAAACTAGCCCCTTAAATGGGGTTTTTTGGGTAGAAAACAAAATAAAAGGGGGCTTTTATGCCATCAATTAAAGAAATAAAAAAAGCATTGGAAACAATGAACGATAATCAATTGGAAAATTTCTATATAAATAAAATAATGCCATTTGATAAAAGAAGTATAATAGAAATAATAAGGGGTTAAAATGTCAAATCTATTCAATATAATAATAAATATTTTATATTATTTAGGACTTGTAATTATATACGGTTTTTTATGTCTAATTATAAATCCTATTAATTACTGTATTCAGAAAAAAATTTTTGAATATTATATCTATACCAGTTTTTTTGTCTTAATAATATTATTTGTCCATCTTTTAATAAAAACAATAGGGGTTTAACAATGAAAAAAATAATACTGGATTTATGTGGGGGAACTGGATCTTGGAGCAAGTTCTATAGTAAAGATTCTAATAATTATGATGTACGGATAATTGACCCCCAAGAATGGATAAAAGGTAAAAATTCAACTGGTGACGTACGTTTATTTGAATATCCTAATAATAAGGTTTATGGGATTTTATGTGCTCCACCATGTACAGATTTTGCAGTAAGTGGGGCAAGATGGTGGAAGGATAAGGGGCAATCTGCTTTGCTTGATGGTTTGTCTGTTGTAGATGCTTGTATGCGAATAATATTAATGACCCAACCAAAATTTTGGGCTCTTGAAAATCCAGTTGGAAGATTAAAGTATTATATTGGAGAGCCTACACACAAATTTAATCCATGTGATTATGGTGACCCTTATACGAAAAAAACTTTGTTGTGGGGCAATTTCAATATTCCAATAAAAAACCCAGTTGAGCCTAAATATGTGACCCTTAAAAATGGAAAGCGTGGCTCGTGGATGTGGGCAAAACTTGGGGGTAAATCTGACAGAACAAAAAGATTAAGAAGTGCAACTCCACAAGGATTTGCAAAAGCATTTTATCTAGCTAATAAATAAAGGAGTAATAAAAATGTCCATCAGAGAAATTGCTAAATCGATTAGTCAAATTAGAATAAATGATAAATATAATTGTGTTTTTTTTAATTTTGAAATCATAAAAAATAATAAAGTTATTGAGTCTTATTTTGTTGAGGGGGTCTATAATCAAATACCAATCGATCACAAATTAGGATTTTTAAGTCGTAATTATTATTTACCTTTTTTTGATAATGAGGATGATGATAATATTATAATAATTGAAGAAGACAATGCAATTGAAGTTGCAAGAAGTATAAAAATACATTTTAACCCCTTCGATAAAGATTTACAATTTAAAATAACAAAGGAGCAATAATAATGAAACTAACACTACCACAAAAAAACAAAACACAAGGAAAATACAGAAGTGATAATCCAACTGAACAACTTTGTGTAATTGGTGCAACCCAAGAAAATAGGGATGCCATCAAGCATATTAATAAACTGGCTACAGAACAGAATTCTAAATACAGATTGAAGGTTAGAAATAGATGCCCCAAAGAAGGTGTAACATATGGGACTCATGGCGAAGTAAGTACAGAAAATGCAACTGGATTAGGAATATATATTGATGGATCTGTTGGAGAGAAATATAAAAATTCCTATCTCAACACTAGAATATCTGAACTGGCTAATGAAAAAGAAAAATATAGAGCATATGCACATGACTTGAAAAGGGAATTGGATAAAATGAGATATAACGTAAGAGCTTTACAAAATGCTTGGGATAATGTCTTTATAAAAGCTCCAAATCTTACAGATGTAAAGGAGGTGTAATGTGTATACAATTGTAGAAACTAATGATTCTTCTGATCCTTATGTATATGGATACTATGAAACAAGAGAGGAAGCAGAGGAACAAGCAAAAAAGTATTATAAGCAGTTTGGATCTAGGGAATGGAGATGCGAAACTATTTTAACCGTAACAAAAATAAGAAAAAAAAGGAGTTAATTTTGAATAAATACGAAAGAAATGCAGTAGAGGTTACCTTAGATCACTTTATTGATAATATGATTGACATAAGATCATATTTTGAAAAGCCTATAACATTTGAAACTATTGTAGGGCTAGGTGATTGGACACTTAAATTAATTAAGGAACATTTAGAAGGTGATTATACAAACACATATGAAACTATTCTTGATAATTGGGATGATAAGGAAGAAAAGGAACATTGGGAAAAAATTCTAAAAGATCAAGAAGGTGCATTGGAAGTAATAAACAAAGCAATTGCAGAAATTGAAAACAAAAAGAAAAAACCTAGTAAAGAGGTATTTCAAAGAGCAATAGATCATATAAATATGACCTTTCAAGTATTTGAATATTCTGATCTAGAATATAATAATCGTGATGAATATGGCGATTGTTATAACGACTTAGTACTAAAGGTAATAAACCATATAGAAAACAAAGGAGTTAAGTAATATGAAAAAAGCAATCTATGTAGGAAAAATATTTCCATTATTAAAGGAACAAAAGGGAAGGTTCTTTTCTGTACTGTTTCAAAAGAAAAATGGGGAATATCGGCATCTTACTGGTCGATTAGGGGTAAAGTCTTATCGTAAGACAAATTCCAGGAAATCATCTGCTCATCAATATAATAATTCTTATATATTGGTATTTGATGTCCAAAAAAAGGGGTATCGTATGGTAAATATGGATACTGCAATTGAAATAAAAGCTAATAGTCAGACTTTTGAAGTCGTAGGATAAGGGGTAAGAAAATGATAAAACCAAAAACAAAAGAACAAAAGAAAATAGATAGAGAAAACTATAATAAATCATTAGAAGAATTAAAAAAACCAATTGATGATTTTATGCAAAACTTATGGGATTCTGAATTTGACCCTAATTGGATTAGGTTAGGTGAAATTTCAAAATTAAATAATTCTCGTAGTCGTATAAGAATGAATGAAGTTACTATGAAAGAAACCCACACCTTTACAAGTTATGATGAGGATAGAGATAATGAGCTTTTTGATAAAGCTACTAATTTAGGTCATTATAAAAAGGGGGGGAAATGAGATTTAAAGAAAATAAGTTTTGTGAATTGGAAAAAGATTT